GGATTTTTTCCAACATCCCCTGGCTTTCAAGCGATTAATTTTAAGATGAATTCGCAAACAAGAAAAACAGCAACAGCCAGTGGTAGAATATCAAGAGCAACAAATTCAACAACAATATTTTCTAGTGTATTAAGATATCCTTCAATGAGTTTATCAGAGTTTTTACCAGTCCAAGCATTTATTAGTAGATGCCAAGGAGGACTAAATGAGTTTGATGTTGTCATGCCTACAATTAGTCAAAACAGTTTAGGTATTACAGATGTAAATGCTGTGGTGTCAGCCAGTAAGGCGGCAGGTGTTACACAAGTATCAATTACTTCATCTAAAAACTCTACAAAGATTCTAAATCCAGGAGACGTTATACGTTTTCCTAATCATACAAAAGTTTATATGGTTACTGATGACGCAGGCGTTACAACAGATGGTGGAGGTGCGGCAACAATAAACATTGAGCCAGCATTAATTACTGCCATCAGTGCTGATAGTGCCGCAGGTTTTATAACCACTGACAATGTTCCTTTTAGAATGATATTAAACAATGACATTCAAGAATTAGGATATAGAGTTGATGGTTTAATAGATTATGAGTTAGATGTTACAGAGGTTATTTAATGACAAGAGGTTTAGGCACAGCAACCAATACAGCATTAGCAAGAGATGCCATAGTAAGTTATTTGTTGTTGAACATAAATGGAACAAGAGTAACTGATGCTCCTTTTGATATCACTAATGGTATAGAAGGCAGTTCAAATACTTACACAGCACAAGGTCAATTTTTGGGCATAGCAGAGATTGATGAAAATTCAGAACTATCTATTTCAAGCATACAATTAGAATTAAGTGCCTTGGCAAGTGGCGCAGTATCTACGTTTGCCAATTCAAGTATCATAAACAAAGACGTAAAAATTTATAGAATATTCTTTGACCAGTCAACAGAAGCCGCTATATCAGATAATCCAATATTAATTTTTCAAGGCAGTATAGCAGGATATAGAATTACAGATGCTGACGATACAGCATCACTAACAATACAGGTAGACAGTCAATTTTCAAACTTTGAAAAGGTTACTTGTAGAAGAACAAACAAAGACAACTTTCAAAGAGAACATCCATTAGATTTTAGCATGGAGTTTAGCCACGAAAGTTTAAAAGACATACCATGGGGTAAAGTAGCATGATCAGAGAGTTTGAACCAAAGGACATGAACGCAATATTACGGCTTGTAAGAGAACACGCCGCAGAAGCAGAAGTAGATCATTTGCCTGTGGATGATATATTTTTTAAGGACGTTGTAAGAAACGCACTTATACAAGATAATAATAAATGTTTTGTTGTAGAAAAGGGTGGACAAATAGTAGGATATTCATTTGTAGGTTTATTAACTAAATTATGGAATCCTACACTTTACGCAGACGTGTATTTCTTTTATGTTCATAATTCAGTAAGGAATAAGTTCCTAGCAGACAGTTTACATGAAGCAACTTGTTCATGGGCATATGAAAATGGTGCCAATTGGATAGAGTTTTCAGTGGCATTGTTTGATAATAAATTTAAAGGCAGAGATGATTATGTTGAAAGAGCATCAACATACTTTGAACACAAAGGCGGTGTTCATTGCGGTAATATCTTTGTTCAGGAGTTAGGTTAATGGGTGGTGGAAATCCAATCAAGGCTATCCTAAAGCCAATTAAAAAACTAATCAAAGGCATCGTTAAGGTTGTCAAGGGTGTTATTGGCTTTATAGGTGATGTTGTTGGTTTTATCCTTAATCCGTTTGGAACATTTGATACACCAAACCTAGGATCTGCCAATGCTGACCAAGTAGCAT